TTCTAATGGAACATATAGCATAGTTTTTAAATCTACACCAATTGCCGTTAAAAATTCTGCACTACTAGCTGATTCTGTATCGATGTATACCGCTAATCCGCCTCTTTTTTGTGTCTCTGCTAAGGTGTGAGCTGCTAACAAGGATTTACCCGAAGCCTCTAGTCCTGTTATTTCGGTAATTCTACCAACAGGAAAACCTCCTTCTGGTCGATTTGAAATAGCTAAATCTAACATTGAACATCCTGTAGATACCCATTCGTTAACATTTGTAGGAGCATCATCATCGCCATCTAGAAAAAATGCTGACTTGTAATTTTGTCCTTTAAATTGCTTATTGATACTATCTGCTAGAGCTGATGCTAACGAATCTTCCAGTTCGCTCTTTTTCTTTGCCATGTATAACTTTCTTAATTATTGAATAAATCGTCAAATGCTTCTGCTACGTCTGTTTTTTTAGTAACAGTTTCATTTGATTTTGTTTCAGTTGCAGGAGCTGCTTTTGTGTTTGAAGTATCAGAGTCAGCACCTTCTGGATTCATCCACTCGTTTAATGCTGTCTGTAATTCTTCATATGTTGGCTCTGGAAATAGATCTGTTATTTTAGGTTGATCCATTATTGATTTTGCAATTGCTTTATCTTCAGTAGCTGCTGATGTATTAGGTTTAACTCTAATAGCTGTTTTTGGATATTGACCAGGACCTTCTGATGGAGTAAATTCAACGTCAATGTCTCTTCCATTCATTAAGTCGGTAATATCACCATAATCAGGGTCTGCTATAATAGATAATAATTCAGAATAAATTGTTTTTCCGAATCCCCAAAATTTAACACCTTCAGATTCTTTACCTCTTACTATAACAGGAACGTACGTTCTCATTTTTGGTTCAATTTTTCTACCCATTAACCAGTCATCTTTATCACCAGTTTTCTTAAGCTTTTCAGCAAATTCTACTACTGGATCAGCATTACCAAATGTTATTGGAGAGAGCATACTTCTCTTTGCAATATCATAATGAAAATACATTTCTAGGAAAGGGTTTTCTTTTCTGTGAACGTAAGGGACAATTCTTACTCTTTGTTTGCCAGGTTCTGGCTTGAAATAGTTATTTCTTCTGTCGTTAGTTGTTGTTAATTGGTTAAGTTTCGCCTTTATGGCGTTTAAGTCTAAACTCATATTGTATCCTTTAATTGTTTAATTGTTATTATTTGTTTATTTATTAATTATATTATAAGTAATTAATTCGTTAATTCAAAGTTATTTGTGTAATTGTTTAATTTTTTTAAGTTATCGTTCAAGTTCAAAATCTTCATCATCAAACGGATTTCTAGGTTTTTGATATGATTTATCATAATTACCTTTTCGAAGATCTCCCATTAATGAGTTTGGAATGTATAACTTATCGTCTGCTAAAAATTCTCCTGCCAATTTTCCATCAACATAAATTTCCAAGTCTCCGTTTTGGCCAATTTTCCATTCGCCTGTATCGCCTTCTTTTTTCTTGAAATATCCTTTAAGCCAATTTTGTTGATTTGCTGCAGCTTCAGTTATTAAATTAGATTCTTTAAGATTTTTTGTACCAAATCTTTTCATTGATTCTTTTAAATTCATTATTTTTCCATTTTTTCTAATGTGTCAATATTAAAATCTTCTAATTCTCCATGAAATGCCATTGATCCTTCCATCCCCCATTCATTACCGCCATCGTCAGCTCCCATTAAGTAGATTGCTTTTTCATATCCATGATCATCTGTTTCTTCATAATCATCAAATTCTATATCAAATGGTGAACTTCCATCTATACTAACTGTTATTGTAAGATTTGTACCACTACCCATTTTTGTATTTTTCAATTCAATTCTTGGCTGATAGTTTTGATTGTCTTTATATTTTAGATCTGTACGAACATTTCCGTCTTTGTCTTTTAATACTTCTGTTATACCCATTTTTGCAACTTTAGCTTTGATCATTTCCATGTATTTATCATCAATTGTTCCAGCTAACATTCCTTTTTTACCAGCAATTGTATATAATCCTTTAAATACAGCATTTGTTCCTATTATTAATGCAACATTATTAGATTTATCACCGATTGTAGCTACAGTTTGACCATTTTCTAATTTTTTAAGTTCAAATCCCATATCAATTAATGGTTGTAATCTATTGAAAGATTGTTCTTGAAGATTTTTTTGATGATTTCTAGTAGCATCTGCTAATGTAGGTAATGATCCATCTGCATTTCTTTCCCATGCAAATCCTTCTTTTAGTAAAT